TAATACAGTAGAGCCAGCAACGGCTGGTTCTTGTAATGTAATACTTCCGCTAGTTGAACCTACTAAAACAAGACTCATAATTTATTCCTTATAGAATTAACCACCGCACACCAGCATTAACTGTGACCGCAAATCCGCTATTAATGGTGATAGGGCCAACAGACATACTAGGATAGGTAACAGTAATATTTTCCGCTATTGTTGATGCGTTGTAAGCAATCGCTTTAGGGTTTGCAGTTCCAAAATATTGACCACCAGCAACACCAGTTAAACCTGATCCATCGCCTACAAATGCTGTAGAAGATAAAGTTCCAGTAGATGGGTTATAACGCAGCTTGGTAGAACTTACATTTTCAGTTGTAATCGTGCCTGTTGTAGCATCGGTAAAAGTAATGTACCGGGTTGCATTGGTAGTTGTATCGTCAACAATACCTAGGCCAGATGCATTGGCCTGCCAGGTTGGAGCAGATGCGCCATTAGAGGTCAATACATATCCAGCGGTTCCAGTTGAACCAGCCAAAGAAATAGTGTTATTTACCCGTAAATCAGTAAATGTGCCAGCCAACGGCGTTGTTCCGCCAATAGCCACATTGTTCATGGTTGATGCGGTTGTTGGGTTTACAGTCAACGCGCCCGCAGGTGAAATTGCAACAGTTCCAGTTCCTGTAGGACTAATTGCTACCGCAGCATTTGCTGGATTAATGTTAGTTGCTACATCAATAGAAACATTGTTACCACCACCGCCGCCCCATTGAATTTGAGGGGTTCCACTAGAATTTCTTAAATTACCACCGCCTGATCCTGCAGCATCAAAATTAGTACCTACAAAACCACTTGTTGCGGTAATAGTTGTTCCACGCACCGTGTTGGCAGTTGTTCCACCAATTGCTGGGGGCGCGGATAAGTCTAAAGTTCCGCCAAGAGTTAAGTTTCCGCTGCTTGTTACAGTTCCAGACAAACTAATGCCAGATACCGTTCCAGTACCGCCTACAGAAGTTACCGTTCCAGCCGATGGAGTTGCCCAGGTTGGCACTCCGCCTGCAACTGTTAAAACCTGACCAGTTGATCCAATTCCAACAAAAGTAGTTGCGCCGGCACCGCTTTGATATGGGACTGATCCAGTGGCGCCACCTGCAATATTAGTTGCCGTGGTAGCCGTTGTAGCCGTGGTTGCAGTTGTTGCGGTGGCTGCGTTACCAGAAATTGATCCCGTAATTGTGCTGCTAACCGTTAGGCCAGATAGCGTTCCAACCGCGGTAATGCCGGTATAAGAGCCCGAAATACGCGCAGAATCAATGGTTCCGCTGGTAACTTGGCTGCCTGCAATCGCAATACTGGTATTGGTTGCGCTAGTAATTTGACCTTGTTGATTAACCGCAATTGCTGGAACCGCCGAGGCCGAGCCATAAGTTGCTGCAGTTACGCCAGTATTGGTGATGTTGAATGTATCGCCACCAGACAGGTTAAGGCCTGTACCGGCAAAGTACACGCCGCCGACTGAAAAGTTATTCCAGGTAATTGGGGTAACGCCTAAAGTGCCGCCTGGCTGGATAGGGCAGTAATATGCTGCGCCAGACTGTCCGCCCTCTACAATAAAAACAAGGGCGGAAATCAACTCATCCCATGTATTTGCATCGGGAGAGCGCGTCCAAGGCCCAACAGCTGCGTCATAAATACCATTCTGCGCTTGATTTGTTTGGTTTTTAACCAGCACACGCTCACCAGCCAAGACTGATACCGTATCAATAGTTTGCAGGCCAGACAAAGTTATGTTTGCTGTTGTGCCAGCTATAACCGGTTGTTTCCACGAAATACCCAAAGCCAAAGAGTCAACATACAGTTTGGTTGTTAAATCGTTATTGCCAACCGGTTGATTGGTCGCACTTGCGGTAGTAAACGCGCCCAAAGCCGGAGTTGTGACCCCAATCGTAGTGCTATTAATTGTGCTATTGGTAATGCTTACCCCATTCAAATTAGGGTTTGTAGGGGCAAAAAACGGCGTTCCAGCAGGTCCAATTAAATTAATGCACTCATACGGTGGCAAGGGCTCAAAAGTCCCTTGGACCGGCACTATATTGGTTGTTATAGTCTTTGCGGTGTCGTTGGACATGGTAAATCCCTTATTCGTTAGCTACGAGCGTCAAATAGAGCGTGTTTGTTGTTGACGAAATAGCCTTAATAAAAAAGTTGGGTCTTGGGCAATCAATAATTATTGGCAAAAACATACTAGGTGCCAAGATAAATGACCCGCTGCCACCCGTTGACGCAATCGCAGGGGTAGCCATATTGGAATCAGTTGTGCCAAAAGTAATAGCTGCAGTACCTGTTCCAGTATTTAGGATGGCCACGCGAAATGCAAGGGTTGGCGTATCTGGGATTAGTTGCAAAGCAGCTGACGCGGAATTAGTAAGGTCCAACCGATAAGTTGGGGAAAGAATCTTTAAAGAGTCCATAATTATCCTCGTAATAGAGATGTTTAAATTATCCTATGTTTTTAGGTTTTTACACCATAAAAACAAAAAAAAGGCCACCTCTTTTGGAGAATGGCCTTTTCAGGTCTCATGCGATATTAGGTCGCAATAATACCTTTGTTACGCAATGCAACCAAAATGCTATTTACTGCGGTTGCAATTTCTGTACCAGTAGCGCTATTACCAATGTTGGTAATTGCAGCTGCTTGTACAACAGGGGTTTTCCCATGAAAAGCCAATTTGTCTGTAGCGGCACCGGCGATTTGTATACCGTCTGTTGAGTCACCGTTAAAGAGAAAATTGTCTGTTTGGGTAGTTGCTGGTCCTGGATTTGGCATGATTAGGTTCCTTTCCTATTAAGCTGCAACGCGGCAGGCGAGTTCAGGGTAAAGCGGAGCCCAGCCGTATAAAACATCTAAACGGGTTGGGATGGAGTCGTTGTTAATGGTGTATTGACGCACCACACGAATCGACAAACCATTGTCCTTATCGCTTGCACGGCCTGCAAAATGTACACCGTCTGGCAACTGTAAATCAGCAGTAGCTAGGGTATACGCATTGCGATGGAATACCAAATTCTGTGGGCTAACTACACCGGTCTTATTAAATGGTGTAACAACCGCACTTGCTGAGGTAGACAATACGCTCACATTCTGGAACTGGCCAGCAGTAATAATTGCTGGGGAAACAGTTACAGATGCTGAACCACCGGAAGTGATGGTTGTATCGGCAGTAACTACAAAGTTACGCAATACATTACCACCATATGGCTGGCGGTTCTGTGGGTTGACTGCGAATACACCAGCAATCTGAATCGTATCGCCTTGCTTCAAGTTGGCGTTAGCGGTTGCAGCTGAAATGGTAATAGTCGAGGTCTGAGCCCAACCAGTTGTCAACGAACCAGTAAATGTGCTGGTGTTGGTAGACAATGTGGCGGTTGAGTAAGAACCATAAGTATGGGACACGATGTTTTGGTCCATATACCAGTTCATACCAATGGTGTCGCGACCCATCATTCCCTTTTCATACTGACCAGAGATGGTGCCTTGTGGGTTAAAGAGACCTTTTAAGGAGCCAACAATTGAGGCACCGGTAAAGGGATCAACCACGCAAGAACGCTTGCCATCGCGGGGCGCGCCTTCGCCATCCAGATAAGCCTGGGCGGTTAGGAATGTTGCGATGTCAGATGGAACTACACCAGCTGTACCAACGGTATTAGCTGTGTTATCTACTGCCATTGTGGTGCCGTCAAAGTCAATTTTGTTGGCAATTGCAGCAATAGCTGGCTTCAATACACGGTCAGAGAACATATCTAACGATAAGGTCAAATCTTGTGTTGTGAACTGTGTATCCACATGGAACTGGGTTGATAAAGTTACTGGTGATGAAGTCTCGTTAAAGTCCTCAACATTCAGCGCTGGGCCGGTTGTACCGATAAAACGACCAGGACGGCGTACATTGACTGTGTTACCAATCTTTGCACCAATAACCGCAAATTGGTCATCATAGTTACGGTCTACACGACCAGTAAAGGTCAAACTGTTTTCCAAGACCATCAACGCCTCGTTGGTGATCATGGAGATAGTTAGCAAGTTATTTGCCATGATAATTCTCCAAATTAATTTTAAAGTTATCCGTCACCTAATCTTCCCAGAGGCCCTTGCAGCTTTCCATTGCTGGTAGGTACCATGAAACTTACGGTCGGAATCCAAAGCAATATCGCTAGGATTTCCACCGGCTTTCAATGGGTTAATCGGTGCCGGAGCATTTGACTTCTTCGCAACAGGTTCTTTTACGCTCGGTTTAGTTGGCTCTGATTTCTCAAATTTGGCCTCTAAACGCCCGATGGCACGGAGTTGTGAAGTGATGGATTTATCCGCCAATTCACGAGCGAACTCTGGATTTTCGGCCAAGTAATATAGGATTTGTGGGCCTACATCACTCTCAATAATTGCATCGGTGACCGGTTGTGATACCGAGACATCGCTTGACGCAATCATTTCCTCATAATCCGGCAAATCTTGCTTTGCATTGTCTAACCGCTCTTGGAACTTCTGCCGCATACGCGACTGTTCTTCTTCGGCTTTACGAGCAAGTTCTGCTTGATCCCGCTCCCGCATCTTTCGATCAGTAGTCCACTCGGCCAGAGCCTCAGCATACTCTAGGGCATCATTGAATTGCGATGGGTCTGGTTTAGGATCTGGTTCTTCCGATTTCGGCGGATTAACCTTAGCTTCCATGTCCCTCAATCGCGCTTCAAGAGCCTCACGAGCCGTACGCTCACGATCCGCTTCTTGGCGGGCCGCTTCGCGCTGCTTGGTCAGTTCCGAAAACCGCTTCTCAAGTTTCGGGTTGTGCTTCTTTTCACCTGCAGCAGCCTCTGTTTCTGCCTCTGGTTCACTCCGCTCTTGCTCAACAACCGGCTCCGCTTCTGCGGCCTCAGTTGGAGTTTCCTGAGTGGCTAAACCAAGTTTTTGTGCATTAAACTCAGCTAAATTCTCATTTGTTACCAGGTTCGCAGCTTGTTTCCTTACTGGTTCCTGTACTACTTCTGCATCGGACATGGATTAACTCCAAGAATAAACCCGATGAACCCATCGGTAGGTTAAATCTATTAGAAACTGTTTTTCGATAGTTGTCAACGAGGTCCCATTGGTACGCCAGGGATTGCAGGTTGCTCTAACGGCTGCGGTTGCATTTCTTGTGCTGCAAACTGCGCTGCCATTTGATCATCTATTCCAGGGTTCACCATAGGTTGCTGGGCTATTGCCATTTCTTCGCGCAAAAATGGTGATTCATTCATATTTACTTCGCTCTCAGCAAACGAGGCAACTTGCCCTTGTTCCGCATCTCTGCGGGCCATTTCTTGCTGCAAAGCGCGAGAATCCATGCCCTTTAGTAACAGTTTGGTAATAGCATCTAACTCGGTCCGGTTTTGGTCGGTTACTGCCTTCATATTAGTTTGGTTGACTTTTGCTTCATTGATGGTCTCGGTGTTGTACGCCCTAGAGGTAACATCCATGAGTTTGCGCTTGGTCTGGCCTTCTTCTTTCATCTTCTGCACATCGGTCTGGTGCTGTAGGTTCAAGGTTAGGGCTGCAATCTGTTGCTGCAGGTCGGCAACCATCTTTTGGCTGGCCATCAACTGCATTTGGACTTGTGGCGGAATGTCCGATTTTTCGTCAATCTTAGCCAATGGGTTCATAGCAGCTAGGCGGTCAGCAATCACATCTGCACCTGGGAAGTCCATGTTGCGGAACACTAGATCACCCGCAGCTTGGAACAGTTCAGGGTTAGCCTGTAAGAGCGGAACCATAGACTCAACTGCCTCCTGGCGTTTGGATTGATAGCCTGGGCCAGTATCCATGTAAACATCGTATTCGCCCACAGTTACATCGTTGAGTATCTTTTCCGTACCGCTTTCATCCACGGCGCGCTGGTTAATTGTTACCATTTCGGGCTGGTTATCGTAGCCAATAATCCGCATGACACGCTCTTTGTCATAAATCTTAGGGATTAGGTCTAGGATTACGCGCCCAGTTTGCTTGAGAGAACGGGTCAGATTGTCGTAATAATGGAAGTTCGACATATCAATCTGCATCTGCTGGCCACGAATAGCCTTACCAGATTGATTGCCTTGAGCCAACATATTTGGGTCAAATATCCCAACTACGGTCTGCAGGTCATTGTTAATGGCGTTAGTAGCCTCAACAATTCCAGCTGCAGGTGGTTCAGGTTGTAACCGTGACGGAACGGGTGCAGGTTGTCCTTCAATGTCTTTTTGCTTGTAACGCAATACAGGCGTGGCTTTGATGTTAGCCAGGTTCCATTCATTCTCATGGCCTTCGTCTTGACCCTCTGCCAATAACCATTTAGCCTTGGGCGCAAGAGCCACCGACTCGGTTAAGGCAGTACGCCAATAGTTGTACATCCGCTGCGGGTCTTTAGCCATGCGCACAATACCGTACTTCTTGCGCTTATCATCAACCACTAATTGCTGGCCATAAACGGGAATAATCGGAATGTACTTACCAATCCAACTAGATTCCTCTAGGATTTGTAAGCCTGTCAGCTTGGCCCATTTAATGGTCTTGCGCATAGTTTCACGCTCGGCAACCACCTCAATACCTGCTGCCATCATCATTTCATCGCTGGGCGCGTCCTCTTTATAGACTTGCGTACCGTCTGAAAGCATGAGCAATTTGGTCTTTTTGCGTTCGGTATACCACCATTCAGCTATGCGAATGTCATCTTTCATAATCCAATCGGCATCCGCATCGCCAGTACCACGCATATCAAAATTACCGCCATCGTCCGCATTAGGGTATTGGGCTTTAAATTCTTTTTTGCTCATTACCTCAGTAATCAGGCAGCATTCGGCATCTGAGCCGTCTGGCATCTGACTGTTAGGGTCATAGTAAACAGTAAAAGGGTTGGCAATGGGTTTTATGTAGATTTCTTGGTCAAATGAGTCTGCCCGTGTGTAGTCGGTAAGAACTCGCCAGTAACCCCAACCCATGCGCACGGCAAACTCAAAGGCCGTATCGTAGGCGGTATCTGCGTCTGAGTTGACCTCAATATGCTTAAAAATGCCTGTCAGGATGTCCGCAACCTTAGCGTTGGCAGCCGAGTTCATCGAATGCGCTTTCATGCGGGGTCTGGCTTGGCGCTGTTGGTTACAGACCTGGCGGATAAACCCATCAAGTTTGTTAATGGTTAAGCAGGGTCTTGCCTCAAGGTTTCTAGAGTTCTGTACCTCTACTGGCCATTGATCCCCAGAGGAGAATTTAAGGTCATCCAGAGCATCCTGGCGGTTGTAAGAGTCCGCATCATTGGCGAATCTCAAGAATTTCTGTGCGTCTTGTATACGCTGGTCGTTTGCCATAGTCATCCCATCCATGATCCAGCCGGTTGATACGCGGCTCGTTTTACTACCGATTTGCGGGGCTCATTCACCACTAAACCTAGATATTTAAACGCGTCCGCACCGTGGGAAAATATGTCGTGCAAAGGCGTTTTACTAAATTGCTTGGTATCTGGGTCCACATCATATCGGTAATGTCTTAAACATTGTAAACCTTGATGGCAATTTTCTCTATCAAAATAACACTTATTGAATATTGTTCTGGCTGCATTGATAGAGTCCGCAGTTGGGGTTCTTGGCACAATCTGCACCTTGTAACCTGCTGCTCTTACTATATCGGCAATCGAGCGCCCAGCAGCTGCTAGGGTTGAGTTTTCGGCATCATGCGGCAACCAAATGGTGTCGTAGTGATAGCCAAACTTCTGCATCTCGGCCATGTAATAGGACATGGTTTTTTGACTATCCTCAATGTATCTTATTAATCTGATCTCAAACCCAATGAACTGCACAAACCAGATGGCCGTATTGTCAGACCAGCCGAGGTCAAAGACGGCATGAACCCCTTTCATTTGCTCATAGGGAACTTTAGTAATCCGTCCCTCTAGGTCAGCAAGGGTAATCTCGTTGGCAAACACCGCACCATCCACGGTTTTACGGCAGATGCCCTCCCAAACTGTGTTGTAGGCCTCAATGTCCCGCATTTGGAGATTGTCTTTTTCCTCCCGCAGAGTTTGGGGGAACCAAGGGTTATCGCGCCAGGTAATTTTTTGAACCACCGAGTTAGTAGGTGGTGAGATAACGAACCGCTGGTAAGTGTCATCGGTCTCAAGTTCAGGGTTAAAGGTGATCCATATCTCGGAGTTGTCCTTACGAATAGTCGGGATTAGGACATTCCAGCTGGATTTAGAAACAGTCTGCGCCTCCTCAACCCAACAAATGTCTACGCCCTCAAAGGATTTGACATTGGTAATATTGTTTTTAAGGCCAATAAAGAAGAACTCAGAGCCATTCTTACCCCGAATACTGGTCTGTGTGACCTCGTAAAAGGACTCTAATCCTAGACTGTTAATCTGGTCTGTCAATAATTTGTGTACAGAATCTTTGATAGAGACCTGAAACTCACGGGCGCAAAGGATGCGGATGGGGTCTTTTGCTGCCTTAATCAATAACGCTCTGGCAACTCCCCAAGACTTAGCGCCACCGCGCCCACCATAAAGAATCTTGTATCGTTTGGGCTCAAACAAAAAAGCCAGTTTTACGGGGAACTCTGCGTTGGCTACTGCTTTGTCTAAAGTCTCAAGCATCTTGTGGTTTTACAAACATGACCTGAATGCCAGACAAAAGCGGAGTTCCATCGGCGTTTTCTACTTGGTTTGTTTGAACGGCTTTACCATCCAACCGGTCAATGACCTCTTTCACGGCCCAGGCCTCGCCTTGTTCAGCTTGCGTAACTAGTTGTTTAACAATGTTTTCTAGCTTTTGAGGTTCTTGCGTTAAGACCTTTCTCAGCTTGTCATAAAACATCTTGCCTTTAACGGCATTAGAATTTCCTATCGGTGCGGCCATAGTGATTAACTCAATCAATAAGTTCCAGTTCCATAATGATAAATTGTTTCTTGAAGTTTGTGTTAATCTTATGGTGTAACTATTTACATTAATGGGGGATTCATGGAAATAATTAAGAATGATATGTATTTTTACTTATCTAGTTCAGAGGATATTGTTTATTCCTTAAACTTTGAAATGCTTACTGGTGAGGAACAATTAGCGGTTCTTAATCGCACGATGGACCTAATCATGGCCAAAACTGGTGAGGTTATCGACTCTTTGGAAATCCAATAAACATTTGTAACGGGTCTGGGGTTGGTTTACCACTTAGAAACATGGCTAATGGGTCACCAAATTGGGTATACGCAACGGTTTCTTTGGCTGGGACATCCAATCCATAAGGATTTATAACTGTTTTTGTGCCTGGATTGGTCGCAGTTTTAAACATTGTTTTTTCGTATTGCTCATTAAATGGAAAGTTTTGCCTACGGCCTTCCATTGATAAGGTTTCTCTTGCTTGGGTCAGTCTTGACTCGGCCTCACCAGCCAATCGCCTATATGCTTCTGTATCGGATAATTCCTCAAATCTTTTTTGTTTTACACCTAATTCTTGAAACTGACGCGCAGCCTCATCGGTTTTTTTGATCTGGGTCATAGCCCGTTTTTGTGCGTTTTTAGCATCCCGCAGGTTGTTATATGGCAAGTCTTGGTACTTAGCATCGGACGAAAATTTACGGTCTTGGATAAATTGTGCCGCGCCCCTAAACCATTCGTCTCTGGCTGCGCCTGGCTTTTTAGGTTGTGGACCAGCCTCACGCCGGTAATCATTGCCGTATATGTACCAATCTTGCAGATTGTAAATAGTTCTTGGTTTAATGTTTTCCCGTGTCGCAATGTCACCAAGCCTGACCATGTACTCTGATCTGGCAGCTGCGCCGTAATCGTCCCAATATTTGCGATTTGTGGCAAACGGGGTAGCCAATGGTGCCAATTCTGACTTAATTTGGGCTTGAGCAATTAGTTTTGCAGATTCTGGGCTGCCACCACGACCAAAGTTTTCGGTTTGTTGGATGGCGTGTTGGATTTCATGCAACAAGGTTGATCTGGCTGCGTTTGCTTGTTCATCTGCGGTTTGGCCAATATGAGTCGCACCGCCAGTTGTGACCAATCTTTTTTGTTGGTCAAATGCTCCTCGTATGTCTGGACGGGTTTCACGCGCAACCCTCAAATTGTTAAAAAGGTTTGGGTAAGCCTCCTCTAACGCATTATGTTGCAACGCAGAGGGTAAACGCACCGCTTGCGCAGGGTTAGAACTTAAATAACTATCAGCGTAACTTAGGGCTTTTTGTTGGGCTGCACGAGAAACCAAATTTTCAGATGAACCAACACCTAAAACACCTAATTTTTCTGGCGGAACTAATCCTATATCTACTAAATATTGATTGGCCAATTCAATCCTGTTTGGCACTTTTGGTATCTTTTCCATGTTTAACACCGCAGCATTGTCTGGTATCTCTTGCCGCCATTTATTGTCCAGGCCGCGGGCGGTCATGGTTTCACGCCATATGTCAGAGGGTCGCGCCCCGGCTTTTTCCATTTCTACGGCTTTTTCGTAGTTTGCTTTGTTCCAAACAGATGACTTAGGGCCAATAAACATTCCCATAGCGTTTGCTGGTGCTGATCCGCTAGTGGCCATTCCACCGCCAGCAACATTCATTGCAACATTAATTGCCTCTTGCGGGGTGATTTCCTCGCCTTGTGCGGCCCTTTTTGGTGTTTCAAAGGCCTTAACTATGTCTACCAAGAACTGTGGCGCAATCCAATCTTTGTAATCAATTGGTGGACTCATAACAGAGCCGCGCCCCTCAGATGGCAAACTACCCCGCGGACGGGGCAGAATGGATAGCCTCTCTACATTCGGATCGAATATGTCTGACAATCGAGGCATTATTTCTTCTTCTTCTTGCTTGCAGCCTCACGCTTAACCGAATACGCAATAGCAACAGCTTGCTTTACTGGCTTGCCCGCAGCAATCTCAGCTTTCACATTCTTTTGGAATGCCTTTTTGCCTATGTCTTTAATAAGCGGCATTATTTTCTCTTTGCAGTTTTAGCCGATTCTTTAAAGGCTTTGGCAGTTGGCGCGCCCTTAGTGCCTGGGGTGCGCATCTTCTCAGGAGTCTTTCCAGCAGCCTTTTGGCGCTCGATCCTCTCCCTTTTAGCGTGAATATTGGCATACAAGCCGGGTTTAGTAGCCATGATTAAACACCATGCACAATTGCAAAGTTAAGAATAACTGCCTCAGACAATGCGCCGCTTGTCATATTACGCAGGGTAATTACTGCTGAACCAGCCGTCATGCTTGAAATATAGGTTGTGTAAGCTGCTGCAGTACCGCCACCAGACACATTGACAATAATCGCATCTTTTGTGCCAATTTTTGAATTGGTCAAAGTAAATGATACGGCAGTATTGGCTGCCAGTTCCGCACCGTTCATTGTGATACGGCCAATGCTGTTGTTTAGTGTTACGCCACCTGTCTTGGCTCCTGATTGTGTAACCGCGCCGCTTGCAGATGCGGTGTAACCGATTTCTTCACTAGCATAAACGGTTGTGCCTACTACGGTTGACGGTGTAGACGCACCGATTGGGGAGTTATCTACTGAGCCACCAACAATTTGTTGATCTTCGTATGCTACACCGATTGATTTTGAATTTGACATGATTAATTCCTTTTAGTTAACAATTCCAGTTTTTAAGAGATGCTGCTTTACGGGTGGGCCTACCCTTTTCATCTTTCATTGGCCCAGGCATTCCGCTCATTCTCGCACAAAAAGACTTTTTACGGCCTTCATCTGCTTTTGTTTTAGGGTTTGGAGCAGGTGCCTTAAGGTTTGCATTATTTTTTGCATTGTATGCCGCCCTACCTTTAGCGGTCATACCTGCACCAGCTTCGGTGGGTTTGTAGTTCTTACCCTTACCAGTAGTAGTGCGCGCAATGGGTTTATTAGTGGTTTTGGGCATGATCGGCCTCCACAAAACAGACATCCTTCCAAGACATCACAAGGTATTCCTCGCCGTCAATCTCAAATCGAGGGTAAGAGAGGTAATCTTCCGCGCCCCCAAATCGAATTCTTTGCCCTATTTCTATAGGATTAGGAATCAGTCGGCCTTTTTTATCAATTTCGCCAGGACCTACGGCCAATACCTCACCAACATTGGGTAATTCATCCATGATTACTTCAATCACCTGGCTCTTGACCCGCTCTATGGGTCTTACAACGATTCGGTCACGCAGCGGTCGTATCATTTTTCTTGCGCCTTTTAGGTGCTGGAGTGGCTGCCAATTCCGTGAATATTGGCTGCGGAGGCACCACGACTTGGTGTTCACCGCACCACATACCAGCTTGTTTTGTTACTGTTTCAGGATAGCGCCGGCAATGGCCAAACTGCGTACCTTGAAAAAACCGGCAATTACCGCAATTCACTTCTGGTACATTTCGCCAGAATTGTTTGTAGCCATCTTGGTATCACGGCCTTTCATAGCCATTTTTTCGCCCATTGGCTTGTTTTTGCCTTCTTGCATCACGGCATTTTTGGTCTTTTCTTTACGACCAGGATTGTCGTTGCAGTCTTTTGGGCAGTTAAATGTGTTCATTTTCGTTCCTTTTAGGAGAGTTGTTGCAGTTTATACAGCAAAGAATCAATTAAATCGGTAATTTCATCAACAGTATTCTGTAATTCGGTGTCTTTTGGCAAGTGTTTTCTATTCTCTTTGACATACTTTTGTAACGCTTTAAAGTATTTGATAGGGTCTTTTTCTATCTCAAATTCTTCTTCAAAATCACCTATTGGGCCATACTTACCCATCCACGATTCTACTAGCCGGTCTACCAAGTCTGGGACGGCGTTATAGTATTTTGCCAAGGCCTTGTGCTGCGAATAACTTTTAGTCTGCCAATGCTGCAAATGAGCGCAGGTTGCAGAATTAAGTAACGCCAGAGAAAATGCTTCAATGTCTTTCATAATTCCTTTAAACAGTACATATTAATGACCTCACGCTCTGTAATTTTATCTGTTTTTGCGACTTTTGTAGCAACAATTTTATTTTGTTTAAATTTACATAATATCGCTTTGATGGGCTGGAATTAATCCAATTACTCTTAATGCAGCTTCGGGGCTATCCACTCGACTAAGTGGCCCACCCTTCCAGTTGGCTATAAATTTAAGTTGGTCTGCGGTAAATTTAGCTTTAGCGTCACGCTTAACTTCCATCAAGATAGTTTCTCCGTTAAAGCACACCATTAAGTCAGGTATTCCGCGCCCTACCATTGATAAAATATAGACATCTGCCCCCGCTTTTCTGAGGGTTTCTACTATTTCTGTTTGATTTGCATCAATTCTTTTGGCGTATGCCATTGTTTTTTAATGATATTCAGTTAATATAGGCTAACTTTATCATTATAAGGTATGTCATGGAACGAAAAGCGTGTAGTGACGAAGAATTTATTGCTCTTTGGAGAGAACACCAATCTCCTGAAAAGGTTAGCCAAATTATTGATATAAGCACTCGCAATGTTTTAAAAAGGCGCAGAAGGCTAGAAAAACAATATGACATTGTTTTAGATGCATTGACTCCAAATGGAATGCCTAAAATTTATATTCCCGATGAGCAAATGCAAGCCAATGTTACGATTGACAATGGTGTCATCTTAGTTGGCTCTGATTGCCATTACAACCCAGAGTATGTAACTACGGCTCATCGAGGCTTTGTTCAATTTGTAAAACATCTGAAACCAAAAGTTGTCATACTAAATGGAGATATAGCAGATTTTGCTAGTATTTCAAAACATCATCGCATTGGCTGGCAAAAAAACCCAACAGTCAAAGAAGAACTTGACGAGATTCAAGAAAGACTTGGTGATATTGAAGCTGTGCGACCAGCTGGTTGCAAATTGATGATTTCGATTGGTAACCACGACCTACGATTTTCAGGCAAGCTATCTAACATACTGCCCCAGTACGAGGGCATCAAGGGTTTTGATATCGCAGATCACACCCCGCATTGGAAGTGGTACTGGTCAATCATGGTCAACCAGACTTGCATGATAAAACACCGGTGGCATAACGGGGTTCATGCGGTTTACAACAACACCATGAAATCGGGTACGAGTTTTGTCTCGGGTCATCTACATTCCCTTAAAGTAACACCTTGGACAGACTATACCGGCACACGATATGGAGTTGATACAGGCACAATGGCTTGTATTAAAGATAATCAATTTAGTTATACAGAAAACAACCCTGTCAACTGGAGGGCCGGTTTTGCAATATTGACCTTTATCAACGGAAAACTAATGCCCCCAGAGTTGGCAGAAGTTGTTAATGAGGATGAGGGTTTAATTTACTTTAGGGGTCAATTAATAAAAGTATGAACATAAATCCTGCAATGCTTCGTAATTTGTATGCAACAATTTATTGTTGTCATCCATTTACAAAATGGAATATGCCATTGCCTGAAGAAATCAAGTTTGAGGTAATTGAAGACCCGTCAGCATATGCATACTACACCTATGATGAAGGTGAAGAATACGCTCACAAAATACAAATATCAAGGGCATTGTGTGGTCATTTCATGACGGTTCTAAGAAGTCTTTGCCATGAAGCCGTACATATGTCTAGATGGGCGCACTCAAGAGAGCGCTGGAATCACCATGATCGTGTTTTTAAAATGCGCTGTAAAGCTGTGGCAGACGAATTTGGCTTAGACCCATTAGAGTTGTAGCCTAGCCTTGACTATACCTAGTAAGGTATCGAACTCAACTTGGTAGTATCTCTCAAAAGCCTTTGCTCCGAGTCCATGCACACCTGTAGCACCTCTGTGATGCTCGGTACATAAGGGGAGTATTGGTGCTTCTGACCGCTTTCCACCGAATCGTCTGACATGGTGAAG